AATGATCTTGTTGATGTTGTCTTGGATCAGGTTTCCGAACTGCAGGCCCGTCGTCCGGTGCTTGTTGTTCCGCTGTTCGAACTCGCTGACAACGTTGCCTACATTGGCCAGCTTCGGGAGCGAGAATGTGAAGGTAACCTCGCGGGGAACGCGGGTCAACGACCACTGGATGAAGTGGGCATCGATAAACGCCGCAGGCCGTGCCAGCGCTTCTGGCGGTACACCACCCGTGTCATTGACACACTCATCAGGAGTGAAGAAGTTGTACTTGTATTCCGCCATCAGGTTCTTGACAGTGGGCACGTCGACGACGTAGAACAGCTTGGACGGTTGGGAGATTGTCATGATCCCTCGTCAAACGTCTCAATGGTGACGAAGTATTTGTCAGCGATGAGGTCGCCCTGCATCGTGTCCCGGTCACGGTACTTGAAGGATAGTGTGGTGCGGGAGTTGAAGGTACCGCGGCCCGTGAACACACGTGACCCAGGAACAATCCCGCGCAGCGTGTATGGTAGGAACTGGAACTCGGCCTGCTGGTTTTCTGTGATGGGGACGATCTCTCCGTTCTTGATCATCAGATTCAGCGCTTCACGTCCGTAGGGTGTCGCGCATGTCTGCTGGACGTCGACCTCAAAGTCGGCAGGATCGATCATGACATTGAAGACACGGTCAAACTGCTTGGGCGTGACGACTTTCTGGTTGAGGGCGGCCGGGTCCGATGCTGATGACAACGTGTCACGCAAGCTGGTGATCGTCTGGAACGTGTGCATCGTCACCGGGACGTACCGGGGCGTGATGCGTGTCAAGTTTGCTTCCAAGTTGCCAACGACCTGTAGTTGATCAACCGTCTTGACTGCTGGGCTTGCAGGTTGGATTGCCCGAAGCTGTGAAGACAGGCTGCTGAAGCCCGCGACGCCCGCTGGATTGGAAAGCTGAGGCTGTGCAATCGCCAACGGCGAGCTGCTGAACAGCGGAAAAGCGGGAGGATCGATAGCCGTCGTGTGGAACATCAAACCCCCGACGGGCGCCAGTGGGTGGGCCGTGTTGAACGACGGCAAGCTTGTCCTCATCCCGATCTGCTCGACCAGGTGGGCGACAGAGTGCTCCGTGATCGTCTTGACGAACGCAGCGTCCAGCGGCGGCGGCACATTGGCCATGTCGAAGTTGTACTCCGCAACGTTGATCCCTGTCATCAGCTTGATGTAAGCCTCAAGAATCTGACTGACGACGTGGTTTCGCAGGAGCTCAGCCTTCTGTTGGGTCGACATGAACGAATACGAATCGTCACTCAATGCGGCCTGAACGTTCTTCAGGCCGTCACGCTCTGCCACCGCCGCGTTCGCGTACTCTACGCCCTTGTCGATCGACTTCGATGTGCTGGTGTCTGCGTTCTGACTGAAGTCCATCGTCGGGATCGCGTTGACGATGTCTTGCAACGACGGCCGAGAAGACAACGGTAGCCAGGTGCCCATCGACGTCCTGACAGGGAACCGTGACATCTCGAACAAGAAGCGCTGGGGCTTGTAGACGATGTCGCTGTTGACCATGTCCACCTTGTAGACGCAGACCTGGACCAAGTCATTGCGCCTGTTGGTGAACGACGCCCGGCTCTGGTTCTGGATGTTGACCTTCTGCTTGATGCGCTGGGTGAAACCCTGCGGAATGCCGACCGTCACGATCCGCTTGTTCGCGCCCTTGGTTGCTGAGAACTCCGCCGTTCCGAAATACCCGTAGATCGCGTTACGCATTGCCAGGGGTACCTCAGACTCGTCCAAGATCTTGAACTCTTGGCTGTCATCGGTGTCATGGCCGTACTCCCGCTGCCAGGCTGGCACTGTCTCGTTGGCTGCACGGATCAGGTTGGTCGTCGTTGCAGCCAGCATCTGGATCTGCTGCTCGCTCAGCAACATGCTCAACAGCTGCGTATTGTTGCCGAGGATGCCAGCGATGGTTTGGAGCGCCTCCACAGACGTCGGGCTCTTCAAGTAGTTGCTGATCCCCTTGAGGCTCCCGCTCAACGTCTGCAATACGTGCAGGATGCACATGGTCAAGCGCTGCACCCTGGCATTCTCTTGGGTTGCTCGTGACATCAGTTCGTTGATCGAGTTCCCATGTTGTGTGGTCGTCTGTGAGACAACGTAGGTGACCGTCCCCTGGAAGAACGTGTTGAAACCCGACTGTGTCACACCGGTCAGGCTGAGGCTGCCGTAACGTGCGATCGCCGAAATGATGAGGTCGAATGCAACCATCGCTACGACAGTGTCGAGGTAACCTCCGTACACCGTGAAGTTGTTTGCGATCGCTTGAGTCTGCCGGAACCTGCTGATGATCTGGCCCATCAGGTTGATGATGTAGTTGGTGAGCGGCGTACCGGCTTTGAGTGCAGTTGCAACGCCCTGCGGGTTGAGAGCGCTTGAACTGTTACGCTGGAACCTGTCAAAGTTCCGCTCACCCAACAGCTGGACAGCGGCGCGGCTACGTGGCAACGCTGCCTGGAGTTGCGTATTGATCTGGGCAATCAAGGTGTCGACCAACGGCGTGTTGTCAGCCGTCGTCGATGACGTGAAGTACGGAACGAACGTGTTGTACGAACGCGAGATCTTCGCCAGCACGTACAGGAACAGCGAGGTCTTGACCCCGTTGTCCTTCCGGGCGAAGGCGAAGATGCTGGCGAGCCTGTCATCCTGCAACATCTTCGACGTGTTGCCGTTGGCATCGACTAGCCCGGACTTGATGTTGGTCAGCAGGTCCGACGTAGTGTCCAGGATGCTACCCTCGAACCGCTTGGCCACGTCAACCGACGTGTATGCCGCGTGAGGCTTCTGCAACAGGTTCATCGAGTCGATGACCACGTTGAACGAGTTGTATGCGTTGTCTAGGATCTGGGACAACGTGTCGATGTTTTGGGTGTTGAACCCAAGGCCGGCGGGCACATCAGGACCGGGGCTGGCGACGTTGACAGGTTGTAGGACCTGGTCAAAGTAGAAGTCGCCTCCGGGCGACAGGGTCCCAGTGTCTCCCTCGACGTACTTTGACTCGAACGTCAGGACACCAGTCGAGCCTTGTGTCTGCTGAGCGATCGATGTCAGGGCCGTGGTCGCCTGAGCGGGGAAGTCGGTGATGTTGTTTCCGAACTTGCCCAGAACACTGTCAAACACCGTCGTGTTTGGGACACCGTTGGTGACCGAGTAGTTGTAGTTGGTTTGGAGCGCGTTCTTCAGGTTCTGCTGGGTCAAACCGTACGAGTACCTGTACTCCGCCGACAACAGGTGTGCCAGAGCAGCGATCCTCGCTTCTTCGTTCTTGAACAGAACGTTCTGGTAGATCGTCGTGAATGCAGGCTTGATGACGTTGACTGTCTGTGCCGTCAGCGAGGGTTGCAAGCTGATCAGCTCAGACAGTGGTGGCAGGTTGGGTACGTTTGTCGACAGGGCAAACCGTGCGACTTTCGGGTTCAGGATCGTCGTGGGGTTGACATCGTTTCGCTGGTATGACGGATCGATGTCAAGGAAGTTCAACGTGTGGGTCTTCAGCGCGTTGGTCAACTCGACCAACGCTTGCATCCAGACCTTTGATGACGCATACGTCTCTCGTACTGTCGTGGGCTTGTACCCCAGCTCAGCCAGAGCATCGACCAAGCTGAAATCGAACGGGTGGAGTTCAATGAGGTGCAACGGAAGGATGTAACGACGAATCTCGGGATCGGGCTGCGCACTTGGCGTCGACTGATCGTAGTTGGCCTGTAGCAGACTTCCAACCAGGCCCGGGTTGACGGTGTAGATGTCATGGCGGAGGTCGAGCTGCGCCTTCTGCGCCTCGATGATCCTGACCAGGTTCAAGAGGAACGACGAGTTCTGTGACAGGTTGTTCAGCGCGTTCTGGAGCGTGTCTTTCCGGTTACGAAAGATCTCAGAGATATTGGTGAATCGCTGGCCCAGGGTCCTGATGAAGAACCGGTTGTTGAACGTCCGCAGGTTCCGCATCTGGATCTGAGTGTCGAGGAACCTGCCCGCGTCGGTCATGTACGGCTCGATGCCCGCGCGCTCCATGTAGTTGATGAAGGGAGGAGCTGAGTGAACGACATCACGATTGAACAGCGGCTGGAAGCTGGTCACCATGATAACCTCGGGACGCTCCTGAGCGACGCCGGTCACCTGTTCATACGGCTGGAACTTCGTCGCTGTCGTTGTGAAGCCTTGGTTCGCGCGGGGGTCGTACTCCTTACCTGCGTCCAGGTTCAGGTGGTACGTCGGCAACACCGTGTTCCAGTCGGTGTGGATGGGCAGGATGATGTGGTTTCCTGTCACCAGGTGTTGTCCGATCTCAGACAATGACGGCGTCGCAAACCGGGTCACCGTCCCGGGCGAGTGCAACATGATTGGGGTCGACAGGTGGATCTGCGATGTCGGCAAGGTGCCGAGCGAAGCTGGATGGGTAGCTTGCGTGTAGTTGGTCGCCTGTGTGACCAACGAAGAGACCAGGGGTTGGACAGCGACGCTGCCAAAGTTCGCAAAAGAGCTGTTGTTGACTCGTAGCGTCCTGATCATGGTGCATCTACAATTACGGTGTTGGTCGTCGCTGCAGTACCAACCTTGTAGTCGTTCATCACGGGGATGATGACATAGTTGATCGGACCGTTGTCGTAGTGCGTCACAGGGTGGAAGTACTGGCACGCTCCGTATGGGAACTCTGAGTGGGCTTTGCCCAAAGCAGTCCTGACCCCGTTTACGGTCTTCAAGATGACAAAGTGGTCGACCTGCGTGATGTCGCCGTTGACTTGCCAAGTAATGATGTTGAGGCTGCGGTTGAACGGCGTCGCCGTCTGGTTGATGATCTTTGCAGTGTCATTGTCGAATGAAGCCTCAACTGTGGTGATGGATCCGACAACGCCGAACGCCATCGGGTCCTTGGCGTGGCGTTGAGCCGCACCCTTCGATGACACGATGACTCCCCGCGTCAACGCTAGCGGGTGACGGAACTTGGCAGGGTTCCAGGTGTAGGGCTTCTTCGTCGAAGCATCGGTCGATGTCTTGGTGTAGTTCTCAAACAACGTCTCGGCTTCACGAAGCAAGGGGTAGATCTCATACCGGTAGATGTGACCGTACTGGAGGGCCGACACCGCCTGCGTCTTCCTCAACACGCTGTCTTGGAAGTTGGGGCTTGTCACCGTCCCAAAGTTCTCTCGGATGCCCGTGGTCAAGTCGACTCGCTGCACTTGGTGTGCGATCAGGCTTGCCAACTGGTCACGCTGGTTAGCGATGTCACCCGTGAAATACTCCGTCAAGTTCTGGTTCTTCAACATCTGCTTGATGTTGTCCATGTCCGTGTTCGTCGTCGAGGTATTGATGACGAACGAGACGTCTGGTGCGCTATCATGGTTGACGACCAGGTCAGTGATCGACGTGTCAACCTGACCCGGTGCAGGAGTGATGAACTCGATCGTCACGTCACCGAAGTCTTCAGTGTCACCATCCAGGTAGATCAACCGAGCAACGTATCTGTAGATGTTGCCTTGTGTGACGTCGGTGTCGAGCGTGGTGACCAGGTCTGCCTGTCGTGCCGCATCATCGACAAAACCCACGTCGCCATTGACGATGTCGTAGTCCAACGCGGATTGGTGGGTCGTCAGGTTCCACTTCAGGAACTGGATGGCGACGCACCGGGTCGGGATGCTGCGTGCCTCGAGCTGGATTCCTTGAGGGACTTGCAAACCCGTCAGCGCCACGCTGCGCAACGGCGTGTAGTGACGCGGTCGGATCACGGTGTTGGTGTAGTCAAAGCCCAGGGCTCCCTGCGCGCCGACAGGGACGGCACGGTAGATAGCCGCTGAAGCAAGCGGGACGTCTACCTTGATCTGCAGCGCCTCGTGCTTTGATGTCAACGGGTATGTCCCGATGAGGCTGTACGAATCGATGTCTTGGGCTGCTGCAAAGACGGTCTTCTTGTAGACCTGTACCGATGTTGCACCGGGGTCGATCTGCTTGATCTGCAGCGTACCATAGGTCGAACTGGGAGTGACCGACGCCTTCACGATGGGCGGCAGTTTGGGCGTGTTATAGACCTGAAGCTCTTTAGAAATGTTCAGCGTCTTGGTGATGCTGTCGACGGGCTCATTGCTGTCGCGGTTGAGCAGATCGAACTGGACGAATGCGTTCGTCAGGTCAGCGTGTTCCAAGCGCAGCAAAGCAGCTGGAACCACGACTGTCTCCGTGATCTCCTGCATTGTCCTAGTGAAGTTCCGCATCACATGGACCAAGTCGTCATCGACAAGATCGTCAGTCGTTGCCGGCGGTACATCAGTCGTCGCCGGAAACAGATGGTAGTTCAGCAACTGGGACGCAGGATCAGTCGCTGACTCCAGAGCTCGAGAGGTGTTCGAAAACCCTTGCCTGATCGCTGTTGACGATTGCGACCTTGGCGTCAGTGCAAAGATGTACGATGGATCCAACGACTGTCGTGCGATCATGTCCTGCATCACCTGTTGCGGGTTCAGCAGAGCGCTGCCAGAGATAGTCGTGGAAAGATCTGACACGATCAACGAATTTGATACCCGGTTGAGCACCGGTTGTGGGTCGTTGTCCCGCTTCGCATCGCTCGCTCGAATCGTCTGGAGCTGGGGTCCATTCAGCTGCGGGATGTCCTTTGGATCGACCTGTGCCAGCAACTGGTGGAAGATCTCGTTGTTGAGGTAGGTCAGGATGTTGCTGTTCCTCGACGCCAACACGTATGTCAGCCGTTGTTGAGCGACCTGCTTTGCGTGTAGCAGCTGGTTCCTGATGTTGTTGACGAGGGCGCGCGTGTCAACGATGCCCCGCTGCGTCACTCCGAGCAGCGGCTGTTGGGGCACATACCTGCTGATGACTTGGATCTTGACGATATTCGCGTTTTGGTTCAGGGCACGGCTGGGGTTGACGGCGTAAGTGAACTGGAACTCCAGGTCGCCGTTCGAACGTACGTTGACCAACTGGGCGAAGTCGTCATTCACCGTGACCAAGTTGGAAGTCTGTTGGTACCTGAAGAACACGGCATCACCTCACTGGAAGACGAGGGTGAACAGGTGGATGAACGTGTCGGTCCCTTTTTCATCGACTGTCACCTTGCCGACGAAGAAGATGTGGGCCGTCGGGTGGTTAGGATCTCCCGTCCGGTGCCGTCCATAGTCAACGATGTCGAGTTTCTTCAATGTGTCGTAGTTCTGCTCGAAGAACTGCCCCAGCAAGTTGTTGTTGATCGAGGTTGGGTCGAAGCTGATCTGCTTCATGTAGCCCAATGCCTCATAGTACCTCAGCTCATATGCGATCTGCTCGTAGCGTAGAGCCGACGACCAGAACCAAGTGTAGATGCCCCATGGGACGTATGCACCCAGGAACCTGACCTTGCTGACGTCTTGGATGCCCCAATCACCCAACGCTGACTCATCTTGGACCTTGTTGATCGGAGGCAGGTACTTGAAGTTGGGAAGGTTGCTGAAGCGTGGATCGCTAAAGATGCTGTCCAACGCGCTGACGTGGGTCGAGAACTGTGCCGGGTTCCTGATGGGCTTGGAATCGTTGATCTGGAATGTGACGGTCGATGGCCCCGCTGCAAAACCGTCGTCCTCAAAGAACGGGTCTACAGTAGACAAGACGCGGAGCTTGCTGAAGTTGTCGGCTGAGGCCCCCAACAACTCGTTGACCTGATCGGCAAAGTTGTCACCCCGAGCGGCTGACGTTCCCTCGCTCGGTGAGCTGATGATCGAGCTCGTCACGCCCGTATACGTGTAGTCAATGATCTTGCCGAATCCCGTGTTGATCCCAGAAGAGTTGCGGAACGGCAACACGTTCCCGGAGTCGTCGGCACGGAACGTGATCTCGTCCTGAGGCAGCTGGCACGATTCGAGGTAGATCCTCTGCGTCGCGTCCTGGCTGCCACTGGCCACGTCGGCGGCGTAGTGGGTCATCCCATCTGAGAACGACACGTACGCGATGTCGACGCCACCTTGTGCCAGTTGCCGGCGCCCCTCGATCGTCAGGATGGTGTCGAGGACGCGCGTCTTGTTGTCGAGAATGCCGCTCACGTTTCCCTACGACAAATATACCCCGTGCGTCTTCCAGGGGCCGTCGTCAAGAGCCCCTAGAACCTCTCACGAGCCTAATGCGTACGGGTTGGTGGCGTGCAGAGCTGTACGCCTTCTTGTATCTCGTGAGGTCACGAGGGGGCAGGATGGGGGCCGGTGGAGCCTCGGGGATTGGGAAAGGGTTCCAGTCGCCGGGTGAAAGACCTTGATCGACGATCGGGAACGTGTTCGATGTCGTGTCAGTCCTGTCGATCGACTCCGTCGGGATGAGGTACGTACCCCACGAGTAGTCGATACCCAACCAACGACCCTCCATGAACGATGATGACACAGCGGCCAATGAAGAGGAAGCCAAGCCCCACGTGTTGGCTAGACCGAACCATGAACCCGTGTGGAAACCGTCGTTGATGGTCGACGTTGTGGTGCTGGCACCGATCGTGTGTGCGCTGCCCCACATCGAACCCGTGTAGGTCGAGTTGACTTCGAGGGTTGTCAGTTCAAAGAACGTCGACACGGTGCCACCTCACGACATCGGGCGGATGCCGCCCCAAGGTAGGTAGAACCCATTCGTCGTGTGGAACCAGGTGTTTGCCGAGTCAGCTGTGGTCCACGATCCCACGTTTGCGCGGCCGAGCCTAGCGATTGGGAACCGACCCATCCGACGGATCTCAAGCGGAAGGACTTCTGGACCTGGAGAGTTGAAGTAGTTGGTGTCGCGCCCACCGGCAATGAGATCGACTGGGAGCAGTTCTGAACCGCCCAGGAACGGTGTGTCGCCCGCTGAAGAATCGAACCTGATGCCGTTGTTGTTGCCGCCCTGCGTGGCAACGAAGTTGTAGGTCGCCAGAGCGCAGCTGATCGGACCCTGTCTCGGATTGAGGCTGTACGCTACGCCCGAGATGCCGTCATCTTGGTAGGTGCCCGTCCGCCAGTCGACGCCCTGTGAGTAGTTGGACTGTCCCACGACGAACAGCCGGTGGATGGGATCGGGCTGCAGGGGCACCGTCTCATCTTCGGGCAAGCCGAAAGCAGCAAACTCGTCAGATGCATTGAAGTACCCACGGTTGCAGACAACGACGGCACCAGTGACATCATCGCCCCAGATGTACATCCTCCACCGGTAATCATCTGTGTGCACTGCAGGTGGGAAAATATGGCCTGCATTGAATGACGTCATCACGTATGTGTTGTTTGTCGCGTACTCGTTACCCAGGACGCCAGCAGGCGCAACGTGGTCTGCGTAAGCGTGATCAGGGTTCAGACCGATCGTCAACCCGCGGTACGAGCTGCTGGCGGTGTTGTACCACAAGGCACCGTGGAGGTGACGGCCTCCGTTCTGGCCCGTGGCAAAGTCTCCTCCTGAACCGCTAAACCCTGGCGCGATCGACAGGGTGACGCCATTGCAAGCACCACCCGCTGATGCATCACCGGTATCATACGCGCTCTCAAGGCACAGCCTGACCTGCCAGCCCGTTGAGTGTGGGCTCTGGTAGATGATGCGTAGACGATCGTATGAACCCTGGCCATGGTAATGACCATCGTCGGGTGAGTTGTTGAAAGCGGGCCTGTCCAACAGCGACGCGACCATTGTCTTCGTCGGAGTTGCAGATGTGATGTACTCCGGGCTGTACGTCGGCGAGTTGGGCTCGATCACAGCGGGCGTTTTGGCGGTGATCCCACCATCAGCTTCGCACGGGTTCCAGATGTAGAAAAAGAACGCCTTGTTTGAGAGGTAGCCGAAGTAGTCATCAATGATGTCAACGCCCGTCGCTGCATTGACGTTCGGGTTCAACGTTTGATCGTTCGTGAAACCATAGACAGGCAAGAAGAGAGGCGAGCCGGTGTTGCCGATAACGGGTGAATCAACTCTGGGATGGCTCTGGACCGTGCTGTTTCCGCTATCAACGTGGTCCTCCAACTGCGGGTTGTTGTCCCACCCGTTCATGTCGACGTCACCGTCAGCATCAGCGTCGGTGTTGATCGGCATGTCGAGGTCATTGAAGACCGACTCTACCGGTGGAAAGACCGTCCATGTGAAGCTGGGATCCGCGTATGGGACAGAACCCGAATCAAACGTTCGTGTGTCAAACGTGATGGTGCTACCGCCTGCGCTGATGATGCGATACAGGCCCGAGTTCACCAGTGGATACGTGTTGCTCTTGATCGCAAGGATGAAGTCGGTGCCACCCTGGGGAGACGCTACATGCCAGCCGCCAACAGAACCTGTCAACGTGAGAACACCGACTCCTGCTGACGATGACAACGTGTCACCCCCACTCGTTCCGCCCGTTTGGAGCGCGATGGGTAGAAGGTTGTTCAACCACTCACTACGCCCCGCGGCACCCACCCGAGTGAATCCCAGGACGCCTTCTAGGAAACAGGCGAGCGCGTACATCGAGCTGTACGAACCCGTAGAACCGACAACCAGGTCTCTGCAACAGTGGACTGCCATCAGAACCCCTCGAACATCTTACGACCGATGACGATCGCGTTGTCCCACGGCCACATCACGCCGCCACCGGTGTGAATCCATCTGTCGCTGTCGTCACCGACCCGCATGTAGTAAGGATAACCTCCCCCGATGTACCTGACGGCACGAAGCCGCGCTCGGGCGAAGCTGAACTGGCCCGCGACGCTTGCCTGTCCGCTGACAGTCGCCATCGACAACACGGGTTCTGGGAACAAGAATTTGGACTGGCGCTGGTTGAAGAACATGCTGGCCCAGCGTCCCATGCGAAGGCCTTGTTGAGTGCCCGCCCAAATCGTGTTGTTCCATGACGAACCTGTGTAACCCCTGACCATGCAAGGCCACCGGCGGACCAACGTATCGTAGGGGCTCGGGAAGTGGAAGTGTGCGTAGCCGTATCCCACCTGGGCTGCAGTGCTGACGCCCAGGTTCCCAAAGTTGTTGGCACAGATCGGGTTGGGGTCGTTGGCTTGCGGATACAAACGGATGGGCACCTCGATGTGGAAGCTCGAGCCACCATTGGGCATGAAATTTCCGCCAGCCTGGCAGATGATGAATGCAATTCCGGCAATGATCGTAACGAAGCCATCGCCTCCACCGCTGTTGTGGAACCAGTCAGCCTGCGCCCACCCGCCACCGCCGGGACCGTCGCTGGTTACTTCGGGAAGGATGGGTTGGGATGCATCGCTGAACGATGAGATGCCATCCCAAGAACCGCTCGGAGACAGGATGATCTGCAACTGAGAGATGTTGCTGCTGGCGTGTGAACAAGACAACGAACACTGTGGCGTTGCTTGCCCGGGATTGACCTGTGATGCACGCGGGAACTGTAGGTTGACGAATTGTCCAACTGCGTACGGTCCAGCGTTCGCGGCGGCCAGGTAGTCGATGACCCGGTAATTGATGCCGTTCCGTGTAGTAAACGTGGGTTGCGAGTACACATCGGGCGGAGTGCCACCATAAGTCGGATCCAGCAAGAGGCTGGAGGAGTTCAACCACTTCCGGATCTTGTAGATACTGTCGTCGGTGCTTGTCGATCCCGACTGCCACAACGTGATCCACTTTCCCTCCATCGCGGGCGCGAAGGGCGTCGACCCTGTCACGTTGAAGTACGGCAGACCAGCGACAGTAGCACCGTCGCTGCCCGAAGCGATCAAGACATTGCTGCCAGTGAACCACCCGTCGGGCATGTTGTGGAAGACGCCCGGAGTGACTGATCCCAACCCTGGGTTCACCAAGTCGTTGCTACCGTTGACACAGAAGCCCCAGAACTCAAGGCACAGCCTCAGGACCCACGACATGCAACCGTCAGTACCGAAACTGGGTGCTGGGTTGACGTGGAACGCTCGGAGAAACTTTGCGTTGAGTACGGGAGCTGACATCTACACCTCACGGCAGGATCGAACCCTGCCACGGCAGGTAGATCCCGTCGTTCAGGTGGAGCCACGAATGAACAGAGTCAGTCGAGACCTGGAAGTACCCGTAGTTTGATCGGCCCATCTGGACGAAGGGGGCTGTCCCCAAACGCCTGCCCTCGAGGGGCATGTGTTCGTTGAGGTCTCCCAGGTGGTCATTACCTCCCACAAAGATGTCAACCGGGATCAATTCAGACGCAGCAATGTATGGGTTGTCGCCACCGTTGTTGGATCCCCGTGCGCTCGTGTTGCCAGGGGCAAAGACCTCGCCCGCGAGCGGGTTGTAGAGGCTGTAGATCGCAGTGATGGGCTGTCCGCTCAGACCGAAAGACACACCAGCCCTGTTCACACCCTGGCCGCAGGCCCAGTAGATGCCGTTGTCGCCGCTGTTGCCAACCGCGTTGGCTCCCATCACGAACAAACGTTGGATCGGTTTGGGCGGCAACGGTTGTTCCTCGTTCACCGTCAGGCCGAACTGAGTGAAACTGCCTCCGCCGTTGCCACCGATGACCGGGCGGCATGCCGCGAAGCACGTACCGGTGGAATCGTCGCCCCACATGTAGAACCGACCTTGAGTGACGTTGTCAGGCCAGAAACCGACTGTTTCACCTACGAGTGATTGATCGTGGTTGTTGAAGAACAGGACGGCATGGAGATGCGGTCCACCCACTGCAAAGTCACCGTGAATCGTTCCACCAAATCCAGGTGCGATCGTCACCGAACCACCGTTTGCTGATGGTGAGACGCTGCCTCCCTGGTAGTACTGGTCGTAGTTCGATTCAACGCAGATCCTGACCTGCCAGTTCAACGAAGACGGGCTCTGCAAGATGATGCGTGAGGCATTAGCACCCGCACCTTGTGTCTGGTACGTGCCCGTGGTTCCGTTGCCACCATTGGTGACGTTGGCGTTGAAAACGAACTCATTCTCACACACGGCCCACGTCATCCCGGTCTCGGCGGGCGGCACGTCTCCTGACCGGTAGTTGATGTAGAGCCAGTTGTTTCCCGTATCGACCGAGGTGACCCTGAACATGCCCGAGTTGAGCATCGGGTTGCCCGGACTCCGAAGGACCAGGATACGACCGATGTCGGCAATCGATACTGTGTAACCGTCTGGTGCGAAGGCGTAGATGTCGGTGCCGCCCTGGTTCAGACTGCCGTTGTTTCCGCTGCCTTTCGTGTAGGTGCTGCCGTCAATGTCCCAGTTTGTCTGGCCCACGACAACGTAGTTCAAGACCCTCCGCAGGAAGATCGACAACAGGTAGTTGGCGTAGTAGGGTCCCCACTGGTTCAGCGGGTTGCCCCACGACAAGAAGTCTCTGCAAACGTGGAGTGTCATGTCAGCCCGCCAGGAAGAGGTTGTAGGGAAGGAGGGTGTTGTCCCATGGCCACATGATGCCGTTCACAACATGGAGCCACTCGCCATTGTTGCCGACCCTCTCGAACTGCGGGATGATCGGAGCAATGAATCTGACACGGCGTAGCCTGACACGTGCCAGTTGGTACTGTCCCGCGACGTTGGGCAAGCACGCCACAGCGTCAGTGAACACAAACTTGTTCTGGTACGTGTTGAAGAACGTCCCGTTGAACCTGCCGTTCGATTGGTTTCCCACGTGGTTGGTGTCATCGATTCCAAAGAACCGACGACCGAACCCATAGTAGGCTCGCAACGTGTTGTCGGGCGGATTGTGCATAAAGATGCCACCGCCATAGTGGTTGCCAGAATCCGTCTGCGTGATCGTGTAGTCAGCGTATGGAATGACAACGATCGGATTGGGATCATCTCCCGCTGGATACAACCGTTGTGGGATCTCGATGTGCCAGCCCGAGCTGTCTTGGCTAGTGCAGTGGCTGTGACAGATGAAGAAATCGCCTGCACCCCACAAGCTGATGTAGCCAGGGCTCGACGCGCTCCAGTAGCTTGTATTGCCGCCACCCTGGGTGATGGGGCCGACGGGATCGGTGAACTTGTACGATCCGCTGTTGAGCCCCCATGAACCTGAGGGGGACAACACATAGTAGAGGCCTGACGCCAACACGCCGAAACCAGGAGGAGGTGCACCGTAAATGATAGCACACTGTGAGTTCGCCTGGCCCGGGTTGATGGTGCCCGCGTCGCTGAACTGGCAGATCAGCTGGCTCACCTGGCTGGTGTACGAACCGTTGGCCGAGGGAGTGAAGTCAACGATGCGCCAGTTGATGTTGTTCCGTGTTGTCAGTGACGGATGCAGCGAACCCGTGTAGGGCGTGCCACCGTGGAACACGTTGAGACGGATGCTGCTGGAGTTGAGCCACTGCGTGATCTGGTAGATGCTGTCGTCGGTGCTTGTCGATCCCGACTGCCACATCACCAAGAACTTATTGACGTACGATGCCGAGAACGCATTGAGGTTCGTCGACTGGAAGAACGGCATGCCGACATTGGTGAACCCATCAGAACCCGATGCCAGGAGGCCCGTCTGGCTCGTCCACGGCATCTGGTACACGCCAGACACGGGAGCAAACGCTGCGAGTCCCGGGTTGACCAGGTCGTTGTCCCCATTGACGCAGAAACCCCAGAACTCGAAGACGAGCCTCAAGAGCCAGCCAAGCGAGTTGACTCCACCAGGAACGGGGTGAGCTCTGAGGAATTTAGCGGTCAGCATGGAACCCCTTCTATAGTATCACGGCTTGGCAGGGTTGGAGCCACCCTTCTGCACTCCCGCGATGACTGGCACTTGGCGGAAGTACGAGTAGGTCTTGCGGTAGCGAGTGGCATCAACGTCGAGGATGTTCGGCGATTCGGGTGGAACGGGTGGATCGCTGCCCGGCAGGAACGCTCCACGGGGATCGAGGCCTTGTTGCAGCTCGTTGCTCCCGCTTGTTGCAGTCACTGCGCTGATCCCACCGAAAACCGCGTCACTCGGCGGCGGACCGCCCCACTGCATGAAGATGCCGTCTTCAGTGTGGTACCATCCCCCGTCGCCTGTCACAGCCCACGGAGTGTAGTTGGCCCGGCCCTGCATGAAGAACGGCAAGCGTCCCAGCCGGCGGGGCTGGAGCGGGAACAACGACGACGTTGTCGTTGAAGCGAACGTCGTGTCGATCGTTCCCAAGAGGATCTCGGCATCAAGGAGGTCGGTCCGACCGTTCCAGGCGCTGTCAGTCGACGAGGTCACGTACCTGATGTGCTGAGCGCTGGGGTTGCTGATGTCGCTGTAGAGGCTCAACACACCGGCGACGGGGTAGCCCAGCTTACTCCATCCGATGACCTGTGTGACGTTGTCCGAATGGAACTGTGACTGCCACGTCAGCTTCGACTGCGGGTTGCTCGACCCGAGGACGAACAACCTCGATGCATTGATGAACTCATCACCCAAGTTTGAGTTCGATGGGATCTCGGTCTCGTCTGCCGTCAAACCAAAGACGCACCAACCCGAACCACTGAGACCCGGTGACACTGACAAGCTGACGTTGTGGTTGACGATGCCACACGTTCCCGACACGTCATCAACGATCATCGAGATGCGCCACTGACCGTTCTGGTTGTAAGCGGGAGTGATGCCCACTGTCATGCCCTGGTACAGCTGGCCCGTGGTGTTGTACCACTCCGCCCCGTGCAGGAAGATCCTCTTGCCAGTGTTGTTGCCCGAGTCAACAGGATTGAAGTCTCCGATGCTGTTGCCACCGAAACCTGGAGCGATTGAGAAGCCTGACGGCACAGCCCCAGTGACGTCGTGGGATGACTCAAGGCACATCCTGACTTCCCACGAGCTCTCGTCAGTGCTCCGAAGAATGATGCGGCTAGCGTTCGACACTGACGATGTGTTCGGCGTGTATGAACCGTAGTTCGCAGTCCCGTTGCTTCCCGTCCGCCACGACGTAGCAAAGCTGGCCTCATTGACGAAGAGGTGCCAGAACAGGTACTGCTCAGGCGGAGGTGGCGTGGCAGAACGGTAATCGATCACCAGGCAGTTGTGGGGAACATCGACACCCGTCACGCGGAATAGCCCAGAGTTGGCTTGCGGGTACAGCTGAGATTTCAGCGCCAGGATCCGACCGATGTCGTTGTTTGACACCAGGTGTGACCCAGTTGGCAAGAAGACCTCGTTGGACCCGAACCCCATGTTGATGGTCCCGCTGATCCCCTGGCTCACGCTCGCAGACCCCGCCAGATCGAAATTGGTCTGGCCCACGACAGAGAACCCGCCCACGTGGAGCATGAACATGCCCAGGGCGTACATGTTCGTGCCTGGGCACGATGCCGTCGTGATGGTCAGGAAGTCACGGCACAGGTGGATCGTCATACGCCGAGCCTCCACGGTCCTTCCGGCATGATCGAATCGTCCCAAGGCCAAAGGACGCCGTTGGAGACGACGACCCACCCGTTGGGGTCAGTGATCGGGTCGCCGAGGCGGGCGCCGCGCTGCAACGTTGCGACTGTAAATCGAACGTGACGCAGACGCGCGCGAGCGGCGGCAAAGTGGTTCGGAACGTTGGTCAGGCTCAGGATGCCATCGGTCGTCATGTACTGGGGGAAGTGTTGCAGGGCATCACCCACCCGATCGAACGCAACATCAGCAAACCGGAACGCCGGTAGCTGAAACTGCTGCCACTGACCCGTGCCATAACTGTTGCCGGTGTAGCTCTGGCGTACGCGGTCTCCCATCGGTGACCGGACCAGCATCGTCCAGTTCCGGACAACCGAGTCTTCGCACACCATGTTGAAGCCGTTGTAGTACGTTGCGGCAACCTGGCTCGGGACTGCGTTCTGCCACATCAACCATGCAACCGGGTTGGGATCGACGCTCGCTGAATACAGCCTCTGGGGAACCTCGATGTGAAACCCGCTGCCTTGAGTAGAACCGTTCTGCGTGTTCGGTCCCCTGACCTCGGCGATGATGAAGTCCTGGCCCCCGATCAATGTGAAGGTGCTCTGGCCCGTGTTACCGTTGCCGTTCGGATTGAAGAAGTTGACCGTCTGCTCAGGGGTTCCATCAGTGAAACCTGTCCCATTCCAGGAACCGCTCGGTGAGATGATCAGACCCAGGTTTCCCTCGGCTCCGAAAGAACTGGTGTGATGGGTGATCTGGACTTGGGCCTGGGCCTGTCCCGGGTTGACGATGGGCGCACCCTGGAGTTGCAGGACTTGGTAGTTGCCCTCGCCCCAATCAGCCAATTGGGTGGTTGCATAGATGTCAACGATGCGCCAGTTGATGTTGTTGCGGTCCCAGAACCACGGGTGGTTGCCCAACCTACGGGTGCCACCGCTGTGGATGTCAACCCGGATGTGATTCGCATCCTCGACAGACTTGATGAAGTAGACGCCATCGTCTGTTGCGGCTTCGCCAGGAGAACCCGGAACCCAAGTGACCAGGTACTTGCCGACCAACGATCCAGACAGCGACCCGCTGGTGATGGTCATGAAGTTGACGCTGTTGCTCGAGAAGACGTCGAACCCGAAGCTGGTTGACCCGTCGTTTCCCGCTGCGATCAGGCTGCCGCTCCGGAAGCCTGACGGCATGTTGCTGGCTACGATCCCACCCGCGTGGTGGAGGTCGTTGGTCCCATTGACGCAGAACCCCCACCACTCATACAAGACTTTGTGGAAAAAGCGCGACGCCTGAGTGGCGGTCAACCCAGTCCACGCCGTGAACTGGGGACCCTCCAACGACTTGCAGTACTTGATAGGGATCTGAAGCGGCGTCGTCATCCAGACCCTACATACCCCTCACAGGATCTTCGAGGCCAAGGTTGCCAGTTCGCTGCGCTCACCCTTGATGAGCGTGACGTGGCCGGCGATGGGGTGCTCCTTGAACCGTTCGACAGCGTAGGTGAGACCGTTGGTGAAGACATCGACATGAACGTTGTCGATCTGTTCGATGTCTCCCGTCAGGATGATCTTGGTGCCGTCTCCCACACGAGTGATGATTGTCTTCAGTTCGTGCATCGACAGGTTCTGCGCTTCATCAATGATGATGAAAGCGTTCGGGATCGACCTGCCGCGGATGAAGGTGATCGCCTCGATCTCGATGAGACCACGTTCCTGCATCAGCTTGAGGTACAGGTTGTCGTCGAACGCCTGTTTGTCGCTGCCACCGCGACGGGGGCGCTTCGGCCGGTTGCGCTTGGTGTCCATCAAGAAGTTGAGGTTGTCACGGATCGGTGCGATCCATGGTTCCATCTTCTCTTCGAGCGTGCCCGGCAAGAAACCGATGTCCTTGCCGACGGGTTGGACTGGGCGAGTGACGATCAACTTGTCGTACTTCGCTTTCGAGTCGGGGCCCACCGTCTTCAGCTGCTCGAGACCCGCGGCGATCGCGAGCAAGGTCTTGCCCGTACCCGAGGGTCCGACCAGCGTCAGCAGCTTGATCTTCTCATCGAAGAGCAGGTCAAGCGAAAACTGTTGCTCCTTGTTCCGAGGCGTCAGCCCGAACGCTTGCTCGATCTTGGTGACCGGAACCAGCGGCTTCGCTGGATCGATGCACTTGGCCAGGGCGCTCTTGGTCGTGTGCCCGTCCTTCGTGCTCTTGATGACCACGATCTGGTTCGGGTACAGCTGGTGGGTGCCGGGCAGGTCGAGCTCTCCGTGCTTGTAGAAGTAGTCAACCAGCTCTTCTTCGAGCTCGATGACGTCGACTCCCCTGTAGAACTTCTGCGGGCTGTCGGCCACCCGCATCTTTTTGTAGTCCTCACACTTGACGCCGATGCTGTCGCACTTGATCCTGACGTTGATGTCCTTCGACACCAAGATCGAACCGTCAAGGTACTTGGCGTAGGCGATGATCATGTTGTCGGGCTTGTCGGGTTCAAGCCCGGGCAAGGGGACGTCCTTGATGGCGTCCATCCGGCCCACCTTCAGGATGCCGCCCTCATTGAGTTTGACTCCTTGGTACAAGCCACCACGTTCCCTCAGGTTGTCGAGAGACCGGGTGACCTGGCGGGCGTTGCGTCCCACCTCGTCGGGTCGGCTCTTGTGGCGATCCAACTCTTCCAGGACAATCATCGGGATGACGACGTCGTTCTCCTCAAATGAGAAGATGGCGTTGGGGTCGCTGAGCAGGACGTTGGTGTCGAGGACGTACGTCTTCTTTTGGCTCACTTGGTTTCCTTTTGCGTTTGATGTCGGGCTGTTAGGGTCCACTTTTCGTTCCCATTGATCTCTTGTACACAGTAAGCACCGACCGTTACATTCTACTCATCTGGTGCCACTCAATGCAAGAAGCCAAGAAACGTCTCAAAGTCGTCCAGCCCGGTGACACGGGCAACCGTGTCGTTGATGGAACGACATGTTTCGCGGTACAAGCCAAGGCAGGAGTGGACTGCCAGCGGAAGCGATGCCCGCACTGGATCCAGTTCAAAGAGGGTCACAACTGCGTCCACATCGCTGCTCAAAACGGGCCACACACCCTGCAACGCATCGGGCAGATCTACGGCCTGACCCGGATGCGGATCTGCCAGATCGAGAAGGCAATCTTCGAGAAGATCAGGAAGGTCAGCTAGCCGGCTTCTCTTCAGCGGGCTTCTCCTCAGCCTTTACTTCGGCCTTCACCTCGACGGGCTTCGCCTCTTCGACCGGCTTCACGACTTCGGCTGCTTTCACCGGTTCAGGTGCGGGGACAGGAGCCGCAGCAGCGAGCTTCGACCGCTTGACGACCACGACTTCCTCGTCCTTCTTCTCGGCTTCCTTCGGGAGCTGCTTGAGAGCGTTCTGGACGGGCTCCGCGGGCAATGTCCGCTGGTTGATGTGCATGCCAGCGTGCTTCGCACCTGTCTTGATCTTCGACGGCGGGACCAAGTGGCCACCCTTGTCGGTGATGGTGTGAGCGTAGGCCGGGTCGAGGCCCAAGTCATGGATGTCTGCAAGGACTGCGCGGGGTGCGGGCATGTTGTCTCCGACCCGTAAATAGGCCGCCAGAGACGACGAAGCCCCAGCGTTCACGGCCGGGGCCTGCCACTCCACACACGTTGAGAGAAGGAATCAGGACGCTGCGGGAGCTGCAGGCGCCTTCTTCTCCTTCTTCGGCTTGGTCGCCTTTGCTGCCTTGTCGGTCTCGACGGTCATCTTGACGAGGGTGGCCGCGAGGCCCTTCAGCTCTCGGAGACCCTTGCGGGCACGGACTCCCGCCGCCGCAGTTCCGCGGGCGTTCTTGACAACGTCGAGCTCGAGATCTTCGACGAGCTTCTTCAGCTCCGTCCACTTCTCGAGTACGGGATTGGTGCCTTCCATTGGTAGTGTCCTCCAGCCATAAGTATACGGCTTGTCGCGCAGCCGTAAAACAAATGGCAACCTCGCGAGCGCGAGCGCTCTACTGAAGCGCGGAGGAAAACTCTGCAGGAAACATGTGAGCGTTGGTCCGGTAGAACCGCTCCCAGTCGCTGTCCAGGATGTAAGACGTAGCGTGGTCAGTATCGTTACGGATGGACCGCCCGAAGGCCTGGATGACCGCTCGTGCCGTCATCATCGAGTACCAGGTGTTGCTCCTGGCCTTCCGGAGCTGGATGACCCGGTCGCCCAGGTAGGGAAACGGGACTTTACACAGGATCTGGAAACGGCTCGCTTCGTCGGCGAGGTCGACGCCCTCCATCATCGATGGGCTGATGAGCACCGTGGGCTCCTTGCTCGTCAGGTGCTTCTCGATCGTTTCGTCGCGGTTCTCACTGTTGTGGATCAACAGCCGCTTGTCCTTCAGCTTCTCGACGAGGTACTGGGCGATCTTGTAGTTGACGCAGTGGATGATGCCCTTCTCGTTCGAGTGGAGGTCCAGGAGGCTCCTCACCGTCTCTGTCAACTTGGGCAACGTCGAGTCGATGAAGTTCATCGACATGCTGCCCACGCCGAGGTAGTGGATGGGACGGTTCTCGAGCGGGAACGGCGACGGCAAACACAGGTATGCCGCATCGTTTGGGTCGACGCCGACTGACCTGCAGAAGGTGTCCTTGTCGACGACCGTCGCCGACATCATGACGACACGGCTGCCGTAACGGTACAAGTGGCTGCTGCCGAACGACGAAACATCGACGGGCTTGAACTCGAACTTCCGGCCAGCGCGCGTGCCCTCGGGGGCCTTGACGAAGTTCAGGACCCAGTTGTCAGGAGAGTAGGACTCGATGAAGCGGTTGACCTTGCAGATGTGCTTGTCCAGCATCTCGTACCGCTTGGACATCTCGCTGAGGCCGACCGTTCCTTTGCCAGTGAAGTGCTCAGCGAGCTTTTTCTCGAGGCCCTTCATCGTCTTGCTGACGGCATTCTTGTACGGCCCCTTGACCCAATCGAACACGCGTTCAGGCGTGTCGAGCTTGGGTACCTTGCAGTCCAGGGCCTTGGCGAACTTCTCCGAGAAAGTGACCTCGACGAACTTGCCCAGTTCACTCTCGATGTTGTGACACTCATCGATGACCAACAGCGACCGTGGCACCAGCTGCTTGGCGTACATCGTCTCAGCGAGGAAGTACGAGAAGTTGGTGATGCCGATCGGGTGTTCGCAGAACTCCGACTTGTCGATCATGTACGGGCACGAACCGCGGCAGCACTTGTGAAAATCGGTGCCGTGCAGCTGCTCGCCCAGCTGCTTGAGCAGGCGACGCGATTCGGCACAGGATTGGTCGCTGTAGAAACGACAGTCGTAGTTGCTGGCTGACTTGAGCGACCGCAGCAGGTTCCGGCCACTGGACGGACCGAAGTCCTTCATGTACTGGTCCTGAAGGATCTTCTGGGTCGTCAGGACGTAGGCTCCCGTCGTCTCCCCGTCCGCGATGTCTTCCATGCCCTCGAGGGGTGGAACGACCGTTGTCCCGCCGTGTTCAGCGAGGACGCGTGCCAGGGTGATGCCGATAGCGCTCTTGCCACAGCCGGTCCCCAGCTCAAGGATGACGAACCTCTTTCCCTGGTTCAAGAAGGCGTCGAGAGCAAACTCGATCGCTTGCTCCTGCTCGACACGGACCTTCGAGAACGGGAAGTACGGGCGGTAGTCGGGCAACGACATGTCGCCACACTGTAACCCACGTCGGGACGTTTCTACAACTCAGGCGCCGATCACGCGGTCGACGATGCCGAGCTTGATGGCTTCCTGCGGCGTCAGGTAGTAATCGAGCATCGGACGCATGAAGTCCTTCTCGACCTGGACCTTCGTCATCTTGGTCTCTTTCACCAGGGCGTTGACCATCAGCTCCTGGAGGCGCTTGGCTTCGTTCGTCGCGTTCTCGAGCTCAAAAACGTTGCCGATGACTCCACCCGAGATGGGGTGGATCATGATGCGCGCGGAGGCACCCATCAGGCGCTTGCCCTTGACACCGGACGCCAGCAGGAGCACGCCGGCGCTCATCACCTTGCCCAGGCCGACGGTGTGGACGGGACACGGCAGGAACTTGATGATGTCATAGAGGCTGAACATCTCGTCGACGCTGCCACCGTACGTCGACACCACCAGGTAGATCGGGTTCCGGTTCAGGTTGGCCAGGTGCAGCAGCTGGGCGATCACGTTGGCAATCGAGTGTTCGCTGACCTCGCTGTGGAGGTAGACAATGCGTGTGTTGTCGACCTGCGAGGCCAGGACCCGTTGCAGCTGGTCGAGCTGGTCCTCCTCATCAGCAGTGATGTGTTGGTGCCGCCCCTCAAGCGTCTGTCGACCCATCTGGACCTCCGATGACGAACAAATCTTCGCCACCCAACTCACGAACGAGTTTGGTGACTGCTTTCATGTGTTCTACGTTCTCGAGCTCTGAACCCAGCAAGTAGATGAGCAGCAACGTCTGGCGCTGGGTCAGACCACCTTGAAGGTTGATCTCTCTGACGATCTGCCGGCAGTGCTCGTTCTCTTCGGCACGTTTCTCCGACTGCATCTGCCCGTAGTGGACTGCACCCGTCACTTGGTCACCTCTTCTTCGCGTTCAAAGCCACCGACATCAAACATGTTGTCTCCGAGGATGCGGAGGTACTTCCCGCTCCGGGTCCCAGCGTCAGTGTCTGACGCCAGCACGACGAACTCTCCCCAGCGTTTGTTGTCGTAGATGTACTTCGCCAGCTCCCACGTCGGCAAGTCACAGTCGTTGGCATCCAGGATGTCAGCAAGGCGCGACGGGAGCGTCGGCCTGATGTCTTCGACCTTGAGGATCGATGACATCGACTCTTTGCCGCTGATGATCTCTGACCGGTTGATCTCGACAACGCGGTGGATGATGCCGCAGTTGTTGCACTGGGCGTACCTGGGAACGACCCTGTCGTCATCACCGAGGACTGAGAAGACCGTGAACTGGTGCAACGGCGGGTTTGGGTGCCGCTTGAACTGCAACAGCGTGCAGCGACACGTCACCAGGTGTTTGATGCCCATCGCCATCAGGTCACCTCCACAGGACGTTCCAGGCCGCCGCCAGACGTGCTCTCAGGGGCGGCCTGCGTTTTTTTTCGCAGCGGCCTGTTCGCGAGCGAGTGCCTCGGGAGACGCAACGATTGCCGCATCAACCACCTTGCCGAACGACCGGGAACCCTTGTGGTACCCTTCCTCGATCGAGGCCGCGATGAGGGCCATCAACTTGGGCACCTCCCTGGCGTCGATCGCAAGCTGCCCAGTCCGCAGCGCCTGTGTCACGTTGGCCGACGCAGCGTCCTTCATGACCTCCATCAACGTCCAGGAGGCTTTGTTCAGCATGTCGCGAGGGTTCTTCTCTCCCATGGTGCACCTCCTGAGATTGTAGCCGCCTACTTAGAGCCAGTAAACCCGCGGAGGGGATCTCGATGGCACCATCGCTCAAAGAACGGTACGACCGACGCCTACAGCAATCGCTCCAGGAACGCGCAAGGGCAGCTGACGCACAGCTGCTGGCTGAACAGAAGACTGTTCAGCTCCTCCTCGAAGCGATGAACGAAGAAGACCTGCAGAAAGTCGGTGCGATCGTCCAGAAGCTCAACACCATCAAGTCGCCCGAGCTCCCGGCGCTGTCGGCAGCGATCGACCAGGCACAGGCTGAGCTCAACAAGTACACGGGAGGTGGCCCCATCACTGCGGCCTGGACGAAGTTGAAGAGCCTCGTCGGCGTCGACAACCCGGTTGTCAAGATCACGACGTTCGCTGATGCCCTCGAGCGTGGGTTCTCCCAGATCCCACAGATCCTGAAGAACAACGGTGTCGACCTGTCGAAGGCTGACCTGAACAAGAGCCTCGCCAGCACGTTGCAGACCCAATTCACGGGTGCCAACGGTGGCGAGGGCGGCATGAAGTCCGACGTCACGGGCACCGCAGGCAACAAGGAAAAGACCGACATCCCCAAGCCCGCACCGGCGACGGGTGCAAAGAGCGACACGCAGCTCGCCAACACCAGCTTCGGTGGAAAAGGTGACGAAGACAAGCTCGACATCCCAGGCCCAGAAGCAAAAGCACCGACGCCTGCCAGGACGCCACCTGAACCGAAGCACAACGGTGGACAGGACCAGCCACCCAAGCGGCCCGGCATCGCGCCAAGGCCCCCGCAGAAGGGCAGCAAGGCCAGCGAACCGACCGACAAAGAGAAAGAGCGTGCTGCGTTCTCTCCGAGCCAACGGGACTGGTTCAAGAAGGGCCAAGCTGAGGGACAGGAGCTCGACGAAGCCAAGCCGCCGAAGGGCGTCTCTGGCGAGGAGAAGCTGAAGAACATCGCGGCCCAGCTCCGGAAGGCACTGGCACCGGGTGGCCTCTTCGGCGCGTTCAAGCAGGTCCCCTACATCAATGGCGACGTCCTGACCAAGGAGCTGTTGCAGGCTCCCCTCAAGGTGTTCTCCAACGTTGTCAAGCGCGTCCAGGCTGGAGCAAAAGCCGCTGAGATCGCACCCGACATGAAGGGCCAGATCCAGGGCCAGGGCGGCGACCAGACGAAGGGAGCCAACACTGCCGAACCCGCCCAACAGACGGGCCAGACGCAACCTCCCCAGCCGGGAAAGCCGACGACAGCGACGACGGGCACCACCGGCACCGGCGAGCAGACGCCCGTCGGACCGGGACAGGCACGCGGTGGAGGGGCTGAGGTCAAGAACCAGAAGCCACGGTCCGGGGCCCAAGCGCAGAACTTCCGCGCGGGGCTCGACAGGATCTACAAGGGCGCTGGCATCCGCCCCGAGGATGGCCAAAAGGTGTTGAAGTACCTCATCAACAACAACCTCATCGATCGTTCAGCGATCGAGACGCACGGCACCTCGGGCGGGACGATCGGCAAGCCGAACGCCGCCTAGTCTTCCAGGTAAGCTCCCAAGTCCAGGAGGGTCTTGATACACCTGTCGGCATGGACCCTCGCTGCCATCTCCGTCGCCACCAGCTCTCCCGTCTCGGTCACTCCGAAGTCAACGGCAGACTTGACAGCACGCAGTGCATTGTCGATCCCCTGTGAGCAGACCACGTAGTCTTTGTCATCGGGCAACCGGATGACTACGTGGTTGGGTGACAGCGACTTGATGCGCTTGTCGAACAGTTTCCCCTTGTCATCGACCTGTTCATCCTCACGGCGCTTCCGCAGGTTCGCCACGTGAGCGGCGACAGCTGCATGGGTCGATGAGTTGGCGACCACGGTCCGGCCCTTGAAGACAGTCACCTGATCCACGTGCGGAGCTTCATGGAACTTGATGCCGCTGATCAGGTCGCCCTTCAAGCTCGACACCAGGTCGCAGCCGCAGACGACCGACAGGTCATTGAGAGAGTTCATCCCCTCGAGATCGAACTTGACAGCGATGGGCAACACGCGGAGGCTGCCCCGGTCGTAATTGACCTTCAGGGTGTGCTTCACGTCGTCGCTCATCCCACGGACGAACAGGACGACGGGTTCCTTCGCTTCAGCGGCGGCCTCCAGGAGGTGGTGGATCTCCGACACCTCTTCGATGTAGCCGTCGATGCAGACCACCCGGGGCTTGACGAAGCTGACGTCAAGAGCCAGGATGGGCGTCAGGTCGAAGGTGTAGCCCCTGACCAGCTCGACAGAAGGCGTGGACGAGTGAGTCTTCTCAATGATGATGCGACCGCCGAAACCCGCCAGCTGGAGCGCCTGTTGGAGCATCGCTGCAGTCCTGACACCGGCTCGCGAAGTGTGCAGGCGGACGATCCTCTCTACGTCAGAGGCAGTCGAGGCCCGGGGGACCACATGCTGCGGCAGTTGTCGCCCACCGCGAGCCTCCAGTCTTTCCAAGACGAGCTCAATGGTGCGGTCAAAGCCACCGGGACCGAGCTTTTCTGCCCGGAGGGCGTGGGTCATCAGGGCTTCGTGGATCGCCCTGTCAAACGCTGGTGCGTGTTTCGTGTTGAACACGACCTGCATGTGGGTGTGGACGAGCGGGCGGCCCCTGTCGCGGACCAACGCAGTCGCGATCTTTTTCACTGTCGCGAGCTTGTTACGGACCCGCCTGAGCGCGGCAGTTGGCTCGGTGTTGACGTCTCCCACCAGGAGACTGTACACCCCTCAGTGAGCGTAGTGGATGAGAAGGTGACCCGTGATGATGTCGTACGCGAGCTTGCAAAGACCCCCAGCTGCTCCGGTCGCCGCGGTGACCGCTACACCCTTGATGACCCAGTTGGCGGTGCTGATCCACTTGATGACGCCCTTGACTTTCTGGTACAAGCCCTCATCCTTGTCGTAGATCGCCTTGTGGACTTCATCGAGTGTCTTCCCCTGCGTGTCCACGCACGTCTTGACCACCTTGAGGTCCTGCTCGATGGCATCGATCTTGCTCACCTTCTCCATCAAGCTGTCGAAGCCACCGTTCAGGACGTGGGCGTCCTCGAGCTTCTTGTCGAGCTTCTCCAGGACGGTGTCCTGTCGAGCGAGGTGCTCAGCGAGTTCGGCGGTGGACGGACCTGACGCCTGCTTTTTCTTGGTGGCCATGCTCTCTCGCGTCGCGCGTTAAGGACCCTGATCCCTAGAGATCCCTGCCACCACTCACCGCATTCCGCTGATCCGCTTTCCGCTAGATCTTCGATCTACACTGAGTGGTGTCGTTGGACACCGAGTAGCCGGCATCCACTCGTAACTATTGGCACGCGCTGGCATTCTGGAACGATGCCCGACGAGTGAACAATGGTGAACAGAAGAGTGCGGTGAGGCTTACTATCTGCTCACCGTGTTCGACTTCAACCAGAGCATCTTTGGGCCCGACATCAGCGTTCCTCCCACTGCCAGGGTGATCTTTGTCTCCGACCTGTTCGTAGAAGACTACGTCGGGGGAGCTGAGCTGACCAGCCAAGCGCTGATCGACGCAGCACCGGTAGAGGTCTACAAGCTGCACTCGAAGGACGTCAGCATGTCGCTGCTGCAACAGCACGCCGACAAGTTCTGGATCTTCGGGAACTTTGCGCAGATGAACCCGCAGCTCATCCCCAGCATCGTCGGCAACCTGCGGTACAGCATGCTTGAGTACGACTTCAAGTACTGCCGATCGAGGTCACCCGAGAAGCACCTGGTCGAGCACCGGATGCCGTGCGACTGCCACAACCAGATGAACGGAAAGATCGTCAGCGCTTTCTTCTACGGAGCGATGGGGATCTGGTGGATGTCCCAGAAGCAGAAGGAACGCTACTTCACGCTGTTCCCCTTCCTCCAGGAACGTACCAACACCGTCCTGTCGAGCGTCTTCGACGCCAAGACCCTGGGCCTGCTCAAAGCCCTCCGCCAGAAGTACGCTGGCACTGAGCGCAAGGGCTGGATCGTCTTGGGCAGCGACTCGTGGATCAAGGGCGCTGACGATGCCAAGGCATGGTGCGTCAACAACGGGAAGCAGTACGAAGTCCTGTGGAACCTGCCCTACCACCAGCTGCTCGAGAAGCTCGCTCAGGCCGAGGGCTTCGTGTACCTGCCTCGTGGTGGGGACACCTGTCCGCGCATGGTCATCGAGGCAAAGCTCCTCGGTTGCAAGCTGCAGCTCAACGACAACGTGATGCACAAGGACGAGGAGTGGTTCGACACTGACGACCTCGACAGCATCAGCGACTACCTCTTCGTCTCTCCACAGACGTTCTGGACTGGCATCAAAAACGCGATGGACTATCGGCCCAGCATCAGCGGTTACACCACGTGCTACAACTGCGTCAAGCAGGAATACCCGTTCGAACAGTGTATCCGATCGATGTTGGCTTTCTGCGATGAGGTCTGTGTGGTCGACGGCGGGTCCACTGACGGCACCCGGCAACGCCTATGGGAGCTCGTCAAAGAGTTCGACACTGAGAAGAAGATCCCTGAGACCTTCATCTCTGACCTCGATGCGATCGGAGCTGACAACACCCGATGGGTCTGTGATAGCGGACGC